ACATCCCTTATCATTTGTAAATAATAATTATAATTACCAATAAGAGCTTGCATTTTATTACCACCAGATCCCGATGTGATTTCTTGAATAGGCACTTTACCAGGATTCATATCACCCTCAGAAGTAAATGATCTACCAATAACACTACCTGTTTGGAAGAACATGTTTAAAGCTTCTTGCGGATTATAATTAGTCCCATTGCCTAAATCAACCTCAGCTAATCCGTCGGCATCTAAATAAACGCCATCAGGCACCATTCTCGATAATACTTGCTGTAATTTAAGATGCGTCAATTGAATCATATCGGCAAAACCAGTAATTCTTTTTACTAATGAATCAATTTTACCGTTATACATTCTAGGTGCTACAATAGCATAATTCATTTTAACTTTAGTATAATCACTCTTAGGGCGCATCATATTTTTAGCCATCTCCCATTTAAGTAATTTATCAGTACCAAGAATCATAGCTCCTTCATATAAACATTCTATAGATCTTAACAACTTAGAATACCCACCCTCCATATTTTCAGGTGGATTAAATTTATCATCTTTAGGTATAATCTTATCAGCGCCAGTTCCAGTTTCTTTAACTTTATAAACTTCGTTCATATAAGTTTTATAATTGAAATATAAAACTTGAATAGTATTGTTGTCTTCTTTGTCGTAAGTGTGTGTTGAGTTATAATTAGATCTATTATTAGATTTATTTTTCATTATATCATCAAGATCACTTTCTGTTAAATGCGGAAATTGTTTTGCTAACTCATTAACCGGTATAGTTTTAACTTCACCAACATAATATACGTCATCAAAATAAGGCGAGTCAGTGTAAGAGTACACTAAATTTGCTGGGTCAACATAATCTATAACAACACCTTCAGATGTATTAAAGGCAGTTTTAACAGCACCAATACCCAGAACAGTTAGATCATAGTAAAATCTCTTTTTAATTAACTCATAATTATTACCTTCAAATAACATATTTAAAGCTTGCTCTTCCGCTAATTCAACAGCTTGCTTGTAAGTTAATTGCATATGAAGTTGTAGTTCCTCTGGAGTTTCTGGTAATTCTTTCTCTTCACTCTCTCTAGTGTTTACACCAAAATTTTCAGCAGCAAAGTTATCAAATTCTTTATACTGCATATCATTTAGTATAGACTCCATGTACTTGGTTCTTTTTTCCACTCCATTTGGAGATTGAGAAAAAGCTTTTATATCATACGTTCTCTCAGCAATACCGTTTACAACTATATCAACAAATTTAGATATAATTGGAACAGGCTTCCAGTCTAAATTAAGATAGGACAAATCACCGTTTATAGATAACTCATCCTTATATTTTTGTATAGATTGTTCACCTCTAGCGTATAATCTTAAATTGTGAAAATTATTATGATTTGATTTGTATCTATTAAGACTCCTATCATTGTTAAACCATTCTGTTTCTATTGCCTTACCTACTTTTAAACCATAATCGTAACTCAACTTCTCAGCGTCGCTTACAGTTTGACTCGGGAAATAACTTTTAATGCCAGACTCTGCCATATTTATTATTTGATTATTTGTGAATTGCTTCCAGTATTACTATACTTGGAAATGTTTATGTTTAACTTAGGTTTTTCAACCTTAGCATTTGGGGCGTATAAATGTCTATTGTTTGCCATAATAGCTAAACCAGAACTTATAGACGCATCATACTTTGTTCTTTTTGTGATATCAAATCTACTCCAATCGCTTAACAAATCATTGAAGTATAAATCACCAAACGTTCCATCTTGCTTCATACCAACATGATCTTGTATATACATCTCGATCGCAGCGGCGTGGGCTTGTTTTATGTCTTCTGAGGAGTTAGGTATTCCACCAACTTCTTTTTCTGCTACAGATAGTTTGTTCCATATCTTATCTGGTCTATTCATAGAAAAACCTCTATAACCTCTTCTTCTTAGATAATACAGAAGTCTTGGTTTATTATTCTCCGCGAGTATTGGCATTCCATAAAATACTAATGCCATTAAAACATCTTCAAAGAATATCTCTGCCGTAGGTGGTCTTGATAAGTATTCTAAAAAGAAGCTATTCGCAGGAGCGTCCTCCATACTAAACCTGGTTAAGCCGTGTAATGCTCCTTTAGAACCTACTCCATCTACGGTTCCCGATATATCATAAGAGTCACAACCAAATGCCCCCATGTGTTCATTACCAGGATATTTAACACCATTTTTAAGTACCACTCTATTCTGTAATTGCTGAGGTGGAACCCAGCTAAGTTTAAATCTACCTTTTGGATCTGGATAGAATATTACTTGAGAATCTTTAATTCCATTAACCCATTGGAAATTACCTTGTGTAATCCCTAAAGTCCTTGACATCTCCTCGTTGTAATCTATTTGTTCGTATATCTTTACTAAATTAAATATACTGTTTTTTGTTTCATCTCTAAATGCATGCTCTGTAGTTCTTGGGAATTGACGATAAAATTCATTCAAAGCATCTTGATCATCTTTCAAGCCATCTACCTCGTTCTGCCAATTATCTATTACACCTACATCTATTAGTTCACCGTCTGGGGCAAGCACATCTGCGTTAGGAGTAGTGAATACTGGAATTCCGTGCTCGTCAATAAATCCTTCATAGTTCCATTCCATTGGGATAAACAAAGAGTATAAACCAGATTTTGTCTGGCCGTTTCTATTTCGCTTAGTGACATCTGATGCATTATATAATTTTTTAAAATTATCTCCACCTTTATCTAGGGCGTTGGAAGTTGACCCCATCATACACTTACCTATAATCCTACTACCTAATCTTAAACATGTTTTTGTAACACGCCAATTGTTTAATATATTATCTGGTCTTTCCCACTTACCGCTTTCATCATGTACTAATAATGCTAATTTTTCACCGTCATAGCTATTGTCACCTGTATTTTTCCAATCTATAGTTGTGTCTAGCCCTTCAATTTCTTCCATACCATCTGTGGCTGACATCTTCTTTCTTGTAAACTTACTAGCAGGTACTCTATAAGCAAGTTCTGATTTAGGACGATCCATACCATCTTGGATAGGTTTAAAAAAGAAAGGATAATTAATCGATATAGGAACGACTTTGTCTGTAAACATCTTTTTTGCATCTGAACCTGTTTTAGATAAGATACCATATCTACTATCACTCGATATAGTGGCTAAATTAACTGTTTCAGCAGACGACATGAACGAAAATCCTGATCTTCTGTTCTTTAGGTAACACATACCATAACATCTTTTATCCGCTTTGCACGCTTCCCAGAATATAAAGAACAATCTATTTGCCTCTCTAAAATCTGGTGCTCCAACATCTATCTTACTCCATTGAAGATACATATAATGCGTTCCCACTATATAAGTTGGTTTACCATTATTCATAAACCAAAACCCCTCATCTCTTCTTTTAAACTCTTCGTCTATATAATCAAACCACTGCTCTTTACTTTCCTCTGGATAATTTCTCCAATCAAATATATTCTTTAATCGAGATAGTTCCTTGGGTTGTTCCATTTTAACCCATTTATTTTTCTCGTGCTTAAACACGTTTTTAGGCGCCTTAGGTAGTGCGATAGCTAGATTTTGTATTTCTACTATTTCACCTATCTGTCCGGTTTTAGATATAACAATTATATCGTGTTCTTTATCGTATCCATATTTCCACTTCTTACCTTTGTTAAGTCTACTTATAGTAGTCTTTTTTACAGGTTCGATAGTTTTAACTAAACTTTGCTCGTACATTACTTAGATCTACCTTCTGCGAATCCTTTAAAGACTTTTTCCTTCTTCTCTTCAGGTGTTTTGCCTTCAAGTAGTTGTTCTTCTTCTTGGATTCTGTTGAGTATTTCGAACGCGTCAAATATAGCTAGTTTTTTAGTAGCCGCAGCATTTTTTAATCTATCAGCTGATATATCTTCGTCTGAATCTACTATTTCCTCTCTAGCAACTTTAATTAACTCTTCAACTGCTTTGTGCCCAGCTTGGATTATATTCTTCTTCGTCTCCTTGATATTCATATTTGATTGTGATAAAATTAGATAAAACTCGATACAGTCTCTCGCCATCGACGATAAACTCATATTGACTACTTGGTCTAAAACCAACTAAGTCGTTAACTTCAACTGTACCATCTGAATACTTAACAATACCTTGAAGTGGTTTTTCAGATTCAATATTAAATTGATCTATTGCTTTTAAAGGTTTTACAAAACAATAACCCTTTGGAGCT